GTCATATGGGCAGGGGCGCGAAATTAGCACTTTTTAATTTCAATAAATAACGCGCTATGCGAGAAATAAATTCAATCTTTTGACAGAATGGAACAATGACAAATAGAGGTAGGCCACCTAAGCCGATAGAGCGAAAAAGGTTATTAGGTAACCCAGGAAGAAGACCATTACCTAAACCAAGCGAGGTCATAGTGTTACCAGCAGTAACTACGACACCAGAACCACCGCGACCATTAGGAACTTATGGCACAGAATTATGGAATCGCATTTGGTCAATGGGTATGACCTGGGTGTCACCTATATCTGACATTGACTTATTTATGATGATTTGTGAAATGATAGATGAGCGAGTATCTTTAAGAGTTCAAGTATTAAGAGATAACAGACCAGAAGATAGAAGAGCGTTGCGACAACTAGATTCTCAAATTATGCATGGCCTAAGCTTGTTAGGATTCACACCTACTGATAGGTCAAGACTTGGAATAGCAGAAGTTAAAAGACAATCAAAATTAGAGGAGTTGCGTGCCAAACAAAAAGCAGACGAACTCTAAATCTTGGCCTCCTAAATGGGTCACTCCAGTTGAACAAGAAGAATTAAAAAGAAGTCGTGGAAAACACGCTATTGAGTTTGTAAATACAATGTGCATACAAACTAAAGATACAGTCGCGGGCAAAGCAGGCGAACCTATTGTCTTACGAGATTGGCAAGAAACATTATTAAGTAACATCTTCGCTTTGACACCAGAAAAGAAATTAAAACACCGATTAGCCCTTGTCGGCATGGCAAGAAAAAATGGAAAATCGGCTATGAGTTCAGGCATAGCATTATGGGGATTATTCACTGGCGATAACGGAGCAGAGATATATTCTTGCGCTGCCGATAGAGACCAGGCCAGGATTGTGTTTGGTGACGCCAAGAAGATGATTGAGGCTAATCCTGAATTATCTGACCAGGTCAAAATGTATAGAGACGCTATTGAAGTTCCTTCTACTGGTTCAATTTATCGAGTCTTATCTTCAGAAGCTTTTACAAAAGAAGGACTATCTCCATCATTAGTTATTTATGACGAACTACACGCTGCCCCAAATCGCGAACTGTTTGACGTTATGCAACTCGGTATGGGTGCAAGACGTGAACCATTATTACTTGCGATAACAACCGCAGGAGTGAAAGCAGATTCAACAGGCCAAGATTCAGTTGCTTATGCTCTATACCAATATGGACAAAAGGTAGCAAGAGGTGAAGTGATTGACCCATCTTTTTTTATGGCGTGGTGGGAAGCACCAGTTGATTCAGACCATAGAAGTCCTGATACTTGGCAGTTAGCCAATCCAGCATTTGGTGATTTAAACTCACAAGAAGATTTTGAGTCTGCCGTTAAAAGAACACCAGAAGCAGAGTTTAGAACCAAAAGAACGAACGCCTGGGTGTCCAATCAAACAGCCTGGTTACCTAATGGCACTTGGGATTCTTGCGCTACTGAAAAAGAATTAGATAATGAAAAGGAAATAATTCTAGGATTTGATGGTTCGTTCTCTGGTGACGCTTCTGTCATAGTTGGTGTGACTATTGAAGAAGTTCCACACATATTCTTGGTCAAGGCATGGGAAAAGCAACCAACTGATGTAGACGATTGGCGAGTTGATATAGCAGAGGTTGAAAATACAATTCTAGAATTTTGTGGACAATATAAAGTCAAAGAAGTAGCATGTGACCCATTTCGCTGGCAAAGGTCGATGCAAGTTTTACAAGAAGCAGGAATCCCAATAGTTGAATGGCCTTCAACTTCTGCTATGAGAATGGTTCCAGCATGTTCTAAGTTTTATGATGCTGTCGCAGAACAAAAATTAACGCACGATAATAATCCATTACTTGCGCGACACTTGAGTAATGCTGTCGTAAAGATTGATAGACTAGGTCCTAGAATCGTTAAAGAACATCGAGGTTCACCACGCAAAATAGATGCTGCAGTTGCTAGTATTATTGCTTTTGATAGAGCGACTGTGGTTCGACAAGAACCAGAACAAATTGTTCCAGGATTTATAAGCTTTTGAGGAGATTAGTGTTAATAGCCATTACTCAACTATCTGGTTTGACCGCGATTTCTTTAGGCTTAGGTTTAATTTATATCCCAGTAGGTATTATTAGTGCTGGAGTAAGTTTAGTTTTAATCGGATTATCTATTGAGAGAACCAAATAATGTTAAATAATTTATTCAATAATGAAAATAGAGCCATAAGTTACCAATCAATATGGGGTGCTGGAGATTCATTCGCATTCACAACTGAGGCTGGTACTAATATCGACCAAGATACAAGCTTGCGTATAAATGCTTTTTATGCATGTGTTCTATTGATTAGCGATACTATTTCAACTTTACCTATGGATGCTTTCATTAGAAGAGACGGAAGTAGAGTCCCATATCGTCCAAGACCAGAATGGGTTATGCGACCAGATGTTGATTTATTAAGAAGTGAACATTACCAACAAGTTTTAATTTCTTTACTATTAGACGGCAACGCTTTCGTAAGAATCTTTAGAGATAATAATGGAGACGTAGCCAACTTAGTTTGCCTTGACCCTACTCGTATAGAGGTCAGACGCGACCCACAATCTAGAGAAATAGTTTATGTAGTTGATAATGAACAAGAGCGCGTTATCACCTCTGATGAAATGATTCACATAACAGAAGTTAGAAGACCAGGTAAGTTAAGAGGAACTTCTCGCGTAACAGAATTAAAAGACAACTTAGGATTAGCCTCAGCGTTACAATCTTTTGCTTCAAGATTCTTTGGTCAAGGAGCAACAACACAAGGCATTATTGAATATCCAGGAAACCTTACAAGAGAACAAGCTAAAGATTTAGTAGATGGTTTTGATAATAGACATGGTGGCTATCGTAAGTCAAACAAGACAGGTATCTTATTTGGTGGCGCGACATACCAAAAGACTGGTGCAAATCCAGACGAAGCACAGATGCTTGATTCAAGAAAACTATCTATTGAAGAAGTAGCAAGAATGTTTAGAGTTCCTCCACACATGATAGGAATAACAACACCTGGTGCTATGTCTTATGCCAGCGTTGAACAAAACAACATCAACTTTGTTGTTCATACACTAAGACCTTACATATCTAAGATTGAAGACGCCTATTCAAGATTATTGCCAACAGTCGCCTTCTTAAAATTCAATGTTGATGGATTATTGAGAGGTGACTTTCAAACACGCATCGCAGGTTATTCAACTGGATTGCAAAGTGGATTTTATTCTGTGAACGATGTTAGAAGATTTGAAGACTTGACACCTGTTGAAGATGGCGACCAATTTAGAGTGCCATTAGCAAATATTGATTTAACTGACACTAATATAATTGAACAAGATAAGAAAGTACAAATGGTTCAGAGATTAGTATTGTCAGGATACGACCCAACAGAAACCTTAAAAGCGTTAGAATTGCCTCCAATCAAACACACAGGATTACCTTCTAGTCAATTACAACCGATAGCACAAATTGATGCTGCGAATCCATCTAACGCTTATGATGTGAGTCGTTCAAGTGAAATCAATGTTCAGATTCCTGAAACTATAGTTAATGTCCCACCAGCAGTTATAAATGTTCAACCTCCAACAGTTAATATCAATACTCCAGAGCAGAAGCATTTGATAAGAACAGTTGAGAGAGACGAAAATAATCATATTGTTAGAATAATAGAAACTAACGGAGAATAAATGGCGACTGGATTATCTGCATATACAGCAAACAACTTTTTAAATGCTATTGGTAACGCAACAGCGTTCTCTGTAACAACTGTTTATATTAAATTGCATGTCGGAGACCCAGGAATCAACGGAACTACCAGCCCTGCTGTTGAAACAACACGCAAAGCCGTATCTTTTGCTGCTGCTTCTGCTGGCTCTATCGCTTCTGATGCAGATATTAGTTGGACAAATATTGCTGGCTCAGAAGATGCTACACATTTTACTGCTTGGGATAATTTAACAACAGGTAACTTTTTATTCTCAGGCACAATCACAGGTAATCCTTACACAGCAGGAGACACTTACACTATTGCTTCAGGTTCATTAACAGCGTCTCTAACTATCGCTAGTTAGTATGGCCTTGAAATTTGTCCTGAACACAGGGCAACTTAATGTAGATTATCTTTCAACACCAGCAACATTAGTTTTAGATTCAACAAGTCGTGGGAAATTAGATACTAACCTTTTAAGTTCTGGGACAGCGATAGTTGTAAATGATGTCGCTACTACTTCTCTAGGTTCATTATCTTCATCAGTTCAATCTATTCCCGTAGTCGTAGTTGTAGGCGCATCTGCTTTAGGTGGCTTAAGTTCAACAATCCAATCTGGAGTAACTCATCAAGCGAATATAACTTCTAATCTTGGTGAATTAAGTGCAGTAGCGAACAGTATCCCAAATGTATTCCCGTTATTCGAAGCGAGTTTTAGTACTCTACAAGCTTCAAGTAATGCCATAGTAATCAAGAAAGCACAGGCTATAGCGACTCTTGGTTCGATTGAGGCAACAATCTTTTCTGAGCCAATAGTTGAAGTTATCGCTGATGCGCCACTAGGTTCTTTTATTGCTTCTGCGCAAACCTTCGAGCCAACTCCGCAAAGATACTCTTCTGGGCAACCTTATTATCAAAAGAAGAAAATTGAAAATAAGCCAATAATCCCTAAACCTAAAATAATAAACTTTGAATCGAAACCTTTAGATATCTTATTCAAAACAATATTCGCCACTAGCCAATCAGAAATGCTAGGTATGAGCGTTCAGGCTGAAAGTCGTATAGACTTTTCTATATTGGCTGACGAAGCCGAGATTTTGGCACTTCTTTAAGGTGGGTTATGACTTTAACAAGTAACGTAGTGACAACCAATGCCTCAACAGCAGTTCTTATCAAGAAAGCAGGCACAAATCCTATAAAATTAAACTTGCATAATTCTTCTGGTGGAGTGATTTATCTTGGTGGTTCAAATGTTTCTACTTCTAATGGTTATCATTTAAGCAATGCTGAGAATTTAGATTTAACTTTACTATCTGGTAATTCTTTATATGGTTTATCAGGTTCAGGCTCTCGCGATATTGCTTGGTTTGAGCAGGATATTTAATGCCGTATTTC